TATTATTTGCGATAGTCCATGTAGTGTTTGCGACACCTGCAACTGAAACCGTAGTAGCCGTTGTAATTCGTCCGTCTTCATCAACCGAGAAAACGGGAACAAGAGAAGCCGAACCATATGACCCTGCGGTTACGCCAGTGTTTGCCAACTCTGTTGTGAGAGTCATAACACCAGTATTAGAGAATGCGTTACCCGTTACTTTACCGTCTAGTGTGAGGTCTAAAGTGGCAGGTGGTACATTCGTAAAATTATTATAATCTAAATAGTATGCACCTGACTCACCATCAAAAAGGTCAGCATCAAGGCCTGAACCTGCGCCGTCAACTGTTTTGATAAGGGTGAGAATTGCATTGGCATCTAAGTCTGCCGATACATCAATGATTGATTCCGTGTTAGCAACTGCATCGTATTTTTTGAAATATAGTTTACCATCAGCTGTGTTGATAGCTATTTCGCCAAGTTCCAACTGTGCAATTGTAGGTACGCGTCCCGCAACCGAACTGCGTCGTAATTTTATTGTTGACATATGTATGTCCTTCTGTTATAATAGATATATATCTTAATAATCAATAATATAGTTTAAAACGTTCCACCATCAATTTCATTAATTGCAATCGCGACATTACCCGCGGTTACTGTAGTATCAACCCCATCGGTACCTGTAAATGTTAGATTAGTACCTAGAGATATATCAGATGTTGCACCACTTTCATCAACAACTGTGAATGTTGGATTTTCTAATTTAGCATTAGTGATGTCACCATCTGTTATAGAAAATTCAGTACCAGTTAATGTTAACGCACTTCCAGCAGAGTATGTACCCGCGCCAGAGAATTGATACCAAATAACATCATCGGTACCAAGAGCAAAAGTTTCAGCATCTGTTACCGTAGCAACGTAACCAGTACTGTTATTTACAACACCATCAGTTACGAATTGGAAAGCACCTGGGATTTCTGAGGTTTCATTAAAGTATTCGCCTCGTGTGATTACCCAGTCAGTGGATGCACCACCGATTGTAGTAAGTTCATAAGAACCATTTTCAAGTGAGTTTGTTTGATCCTTAACAAGTATTCTATCTCCAAGAGACCATGTTGCCACACCATCAATATCAAGTATAATATTAGCAGGAATAGTAAGAGTACCATTTCCATTATTATATGTGGCACCTAAATCAGCCGTCGTTGCAGCAAGAGCAGAAGGAATAACTCTTAATCCTTGAGCCGTACTATCAACATAACCTTTGGTTGCGGCATCTTGTATACTAACCGGATCAGCAAGGTCTTTAATTAGATTATTACTTACACTTATTTCATTTGTATCAGAATTAAGAGTTAAGTCGTGTCCAGTTGATGCACCAGTAGAAATTGTTCTACCAGTTATTAATACTGAACCTGATTTTAAATTGCCATCAACTTCAAGCGCTTTGAATATAGAGTCTGTACCACCTGGATGTAAGAAGTAAGATGTAGCACCTGAGTCAACAAATTTATCTGCATGTACATCATTTGCTACATACCAATTACCAGTTGACCTTTCGGAATAAGCACCAAAGTTAAAAGTATTATCAAGGAAACCAATTCGACCTTGACCAGCAAATAACGTTGACTGAGATCCTGGACCGTCAGCAAAACCAATTTGTGATGATGTTAAACCATAACCAACTCTTAGACCGTTAAGTCTTGTTTCACCAGCAAAATCACCGTAATAGTTATTGTTATCTGAGTCAAAATACCTTGGAGCAAATACGTTACCTGTAAATGTAGCACCAGTAAGTCCAGCATAAACTGTGTCAAGGTGGGTATAATCTAAACCAATCGCAACGTTTGCATTAGCTCCTGTACCAAAGAACTCTTGGTTAACTGTAACGCCAGATGTAACTCCGTCTGGGTAAATAAACCTTACGAACTGTGTATTAATATCAGCGTCAATTGTTGTATCTGTAAGTCTTGTAACTTGTGCCGAACCACTGAGGTCTCCACCTAATGTAATAGTGAAGTTCTCTGCAAACAAATTCATTACATCGTTAGCATCGTCGTTTACTGCAAATACACCCGCACCATTTGCATTACCATCTGTAAACATTAGACCAATAATATCACGTGATGTTTCAGTAAAGTTTGGAATCGCGTTAGCTTGTAATTCTAATGGAATGTCTGTAGCAAAATCAATACGACCATCTTCAGTAATTCTGATACGAGGAGTAAATCCATCAGTACCATACATTTCAGCAGAAACGCCAGTAACATCAAGTCCAATTTTTAATTCGTTGTTTGCGCTATCAATACTCTGAAGTTCTAAACCACGACCAAGATTTAATGTTGGATTTTGTAATAAGTCAATATCTGTTAAGTGTGAATTGGCACCGTCTTCAATCTGTAGTTTAGATGAGAACGATCCACCAAGATAGTTAAGAGTAACTACATCACTAAGATTAACTGGGTCAGCAACATTAGTAATTGTATTATTTGCAGCATCAATATTTCCAGTAGGATCAAGTACTAAGTTAGCATTTGAAACAATTTTGGTATTGACTTCTAAATTACCTGTGTTATAATTAAGTATAACTTCATTAAGATTTTGACCAAAGTTTAAATTACCAAGCTCATCAATTTGCATTCTTTGAGTATTGGCAGTATAGAAATCTAAATCATTATTGTCAACGCCTGCCGCGGTTTCAGCAATGATATATGTATTTCTGTCCAAATCCATAACTGAACCAGCAAGACCAGCCCAAGCAGTACCATCGTAACCTTCAAACCGAGCATCTTCAGTATTATAACGTAATCCACCAACGATACCAACTGGTCTTTCAGCAGTCGTACCTTTTGGCATAACCAATGCGCCATTAGTATCAATTCTAATTAACTCATCGTCTGAACCAAGTTTACCTGTAAAGATTTTATCAAAGTTATAATTTGATGCACCAAGAGTTAAAGTACCAGTTGCATTTGGTCTTAAAGAAGTTGATATAACAGGAACGTTAACATCACCATAAAATGTGGTAACGTTATTTGCATTCATCATAGCAACTCTAGAACCGCCAGTAAAGAATTGTAATTGATCGTCGTCAGACCCTGGACTATTCTCTGCTATAACCTTCGTGTCTTGGTCAACATCAACTGTACCACCCAATCCTGCCCATGCAACACCATCATAACCCTCAAATTGGCTATCCTGAGTATTGAACCTTATTTGGCCAGTTGCTTCGGTTGGTCTTTCTAATGTTGTACCTTGTGGTAAACGAACTGCGCTTGTACCTGAGATTATTAAATCATCACCTACTGGATTAATTTGATTTAATGGTAATGTTTCTAAAACACTGAATTGAGTTCCATTAAGATTTAAACCAGCGCCAGCTGTAAATGTACCTTCACCTTGGAACTGAGCCCATTCAACTGGATCGGTATTAAGATTAAAGTTAGCAGCGTCTAAAACTGTAGAAACCCAACCTGTACCACCATTGATTGTACCATCGGTAACAAACTCATATGATCCTGGAAGGTTTTCGCTTGTATTGAAATCAGCTCTTTGGAATATCCATGCAGTATTGGCAGAACCAACTTGGATTACATCATAAGAACCGTTTTGTGTTTTGTCTGTTTGGTCTTTAACGAGAAGGTTTTCACCAAGTGTCCATGTAGTAACATCATCAATATATAAAAAGTTAACTGGTGGAATAGTAAGAGTATCACGTACAGTTGAGTTTCCTGTTTCAAACGTGGCACCTAAATCTTCTGTAGTTGCGGCAAGAGCTTGTGGTCTAACCACGAAACCTTGTACTAAATTATCAACATATCTTTTGTTAGTAGCATCTGTAGGAAGAATAGGATCATCAAAAACTTTAATAGATGTTTCAACTCTATCTAATTCAAACTCGAGGTATGTTTTGTTAATTCCGTCAAATCCATCAATAGGATCAAGTACACCAGAAATTCTATGGAAAGACATATCCACAACATTATTAGCGCCTGGGTTAATCGTAATATTACCATTCGCTGTGAATGTTCTATTAAATAATTCAACACCACCTGCTTCAAACGTTGTAAGGCCAACGATATTATTTGAAGTTTCACCAAGAGTTAAGGCTGTTGTACCGAGTGTAATATCATCGGTTGTAATTACATTATTAGAATAAGAAAAGTTATCTTCGCTAAATGAACGATTATTAAATTGAGTAATGTGACCATATTGGTCTATATCAATATTACCAGCAAATACTAAACCGGCATTATTAGAACTTATTTCTGTTGACGTGGCTGCGTGTGATATAACAAGATTTGCATTTTCTGTATTAAGTTCAGGTGTAACAATAATACCTGAACCTGCATCAATCTTTGCTACATATTGACCAACTGTATCAATTCCCAGCGTAATGGAATCTGGTGTAATGAGTGGTTTTTTCTCAGCGGCGGCGACAATCCTAATCTTATTGGATTGACCTACTTTAACTTTAATGCTCACCGATTATACCTCCGTGATTGTTGGTATAACTATCGCTAGTCCTTCAACAATTTTAGACATCTCACCACTGGATTTTCTCATTAAAACATCATATTCATATTTTCCTGGCCTTAGATTTGCAGTAACATCTGCCTCTAAAACTAGTGTAATGTCGTTTTCGTTTTTCTCTACAACAAACTCTGCTGCGCGTTTTGATGAATACATTTTTCTTAAATCTGCGAAAAAACTAAATGTGCTTATCACCAAATCATCATCGTCTCCGTCGAACATTTCCAACGTGATACGAAAATCAGTACCTTGATCTATATAGATATTTGCCTTGGATCCCATCTTCTCATCTCTTTATTACTTTTATCTATTTATAAAAAATAAGGGGATACAATCGCTTGACCCCCTCACTTATAATGGTTGGATTTGCAAGAATTATTGACCTTTAATTTCGTCAACCTCATCTTTTAAATCTTTAATGGCTTCAACTAACAGTCCAATTAACGAGGCATATGCGACTGATTTAATCTTATCTTCAGTTTTATCTTCAATCACAACTTCTGGAATAACTCTTTCAACTTCTTGAGCAATTAGACCAATTTTTCTATCAGCAGGATTTGTTTTCTTATTGAAATATACACCACGTAAGTCTGTAACTTTTGAAAGCGCGTTATCAACAGTGATAACATTTTCTTTAAGTCTTTCGTCAGAGTTTGTAGTAATATCACCGGTTGCAGTAAATTCACCAGTTGTTGTATCAAAAGTAAATACCGCAGTACCGCCAGCTCTTTCTTCAATTCTAATTGATGTTGCCGTGGTCGTATCAGCATCCATTAAGAATGCGCCAGTACCTGTTTCAAATCCAAGTTTCATTGCATTACCAGTACCGAAGCCCATATAGACGTCGTCAGGTAAATTCATATCAGACGTAATACCAGTAAGGTTGCCAGCGGTTAATGTACCACCAACAGTCATGTTGCCATTAACATCCATGTTTTCTAAACTAAGTTCATCATCAGCAGATGTATAGAAGAAGTTTTGCTCACCACCTGGGTTAGGTCCTAGTGTGGCCATCAATGGTCGTTGGTCTGCACCAGCTTCAAAGAATGGAATGAATAATGCAGTATCTTGTAATGGAGAAGTATGGATGTTTTGTAAGTTACCAACACCACCTTCGTTACCCGGACCCTGTACACCTTGTAAACCTTGGAAACCGTAATCCCCTTGGATACCAGTAGTACCTTGTGAACCTTGGACACCAGCACCGATGGCACCTTGGATACCTAAATCACCTTGTATACCTTGAGTACCTTGTGAACCCTGTGCACCAAATCCTGTCGCACCTTGTACACCCTGCCAACCGTTAAAGCCTTGAGCGCCTTGGAAACCTTGAGTACCAGATCCACCAACTGAACCTGCTTCACCTTGTAAACCTTGCGATCCTTGGAAGCCTTCATAACCTTGAACACCACCTTCGCCTGACTCACCAGAAATACCCTGTGGACCTGATGGACCGTTATCACCTTGGAGACCAGTATCACCGATACCAGCCGCACCTTGGAAGCCCTGTACACCTTGTTGACCCGAACCATTTGGTCCTTGGAAACCTAATCCACCTTGGAAGCCTTGGAAACCGTTACCACCTTGGGCACCTTGATTACCTTCACCAGCTGTACCTTGGTTACCGCCAAATCCTTGGAAACCTTCAGAACCTTGGAAGCCTTGCATACCCTGTACACCTTGAGTACCAAATCCTATTGGACCTGTAACACCTTGGATACCTTGAGAAGCCTGAGGACCTTGAACACCTTGGAAACCATCGTTACCTTGGAAACCTGCAGCGCCCGGAGCTCCAACACCTTGAGTACCTTGGAAACCCTGCATACCTTGGAAGCCATCGCCACCTTGTAATCCAAAGTCACCTTGAACACCCTGCGGTCCATCGCCACCAACTTCACCTTCGTCACCTTGTTCGCCGTCAGTACCTTGAGGACCAGTTGCTCCTTGGAAACCGGTAGCACCTTGAGCGCCAATACCGTCTAAACCTTGAAGTCCTTGTAATCCTTGAGTACCTTGAGCACCAACTGTACCAATTCCACCGTCTAAACCTTGGATACCTGTATCACCTTGAATACCAGTAGTACCCTGCAAACCAGTCGCGCCGAGGTCACCAGTTCTTGCAAATGTAATTACAACATCGAGTCCATCAGCCATACTTGTGACTGATCCATTTACATATGAACAGATTATGTTAAAGTAACCAGCAACTTCCTGAACACTAGTAATAGTGAATACCGCGAAATTCTCTGGTGCACCATTTTCAGACACTTTAAAGTGACCTTTGATAGGGCTTGTTGAATCATCAATAGTTCTAAGGAATGGTTGAATATCCGTAAAGTTATCATCTCTATCGTCCATATACAGGTTACCTGCAGAACTGAACGAAGCATTATTAAACTTAAGTGTACCAACACCTGGATCTGATGTAGCAGTATTTGTGCTGAATGTGTAATCAAAAGTAACACCACCAAACGAACCAGTTTGACCTTGAACACCTGATCCACCTTGTAGACCATCAGTACCTTGAGTACCTTGTGGACCAAGTAGTCCTGGGAAACCTTGAACACCTTGGAAACCAAGATCGCCTTGGAAACCGTCAGTACCTTGAATTGACTGTGGACCCTGTGTACCTTGATTACCTAAGTCACCTTGTAATCCCTGTATACCTTGTACGCCTTGAACTCCTTGAGTACCTTGTGGACCAAGATCAGAAGTAACAATAACTCCACCCATTGCAGCGTGGACCGTACATTGATAATAAAGAGATGCAGGAGCATCAAATGGTACTCGGAATATAATTAAACCGGTTGCTGACGCGTTACCTGTTACACCAGTATTATAAGCAGCTCCACCTTGAGCAACTCTAATTTCAAACGGGTGACCTGCCGCGCTTACATCAAAGATATAAGTAAATCCACGGATAAGGTGAATTGTCGGATCAGCAACACCATCAATTAGGTAATCACTTGTTCCATTGTTTGTTACGATAAACGTACGAGCGCCTTCTTGTCCTTGTAGACCTTGAGCACCTTGGATACCAGTAGTACCTTGGATTGACTGTGGACCTTGAGTACCTTGCAGCCCTTGTAAGCCCTGAGTACCCTGTAAGCCTTGAACGCCTTGTACACCTTGAGTACCAGCTGAACCGCGTGGTACAAAGTTAATTAATGTTTTGGCAGGATGTAATGTATCAATAACATCTGTTTGCCATGAATTGTTTGGCAATCCATATTGACCAACATAAGTAACGTCGAACCAACCAAATGTTTTTCCTACGCCATCCCATGTAAAGTTTGTAAATTCATATACAACTTGGTGGTGACCACCTGGACCGTTACCATCGTCGAATGACTCAAGAACAATTAAACCTTTTGAACCTGAACCTGCTGGTATTGTTTGTAACCAATCAAATAATTCATCAACGTCGTTAGTATAGTTACTTAAAGGAATATCATCAAGTGTTAAAACAGTAGCCAATGTAACATCAGCATTGTTTATTTTCCATTTGCTAGTTCCTGGGAATGTTGAAGCAGTTGAGTTATTAAGGAAATCCCACTCATAAGTTAAACCACCGTAATGGCCAACCGCACCTTGTACTCCTTGAGTACCTTGGTCGCCTTGTGTACCTTGATAACCCTGCAGACCTTCGCCGCCCTGTAAACCTTGGATACCTTGAACAGATTGAGTACCTTGAATACCTTGTACACCAACTCCACCTTGTAGACCTTGTAAGCCTTGAATACCTTGTACTGATTGAGTACCTTGAAGGCCTTGTAAACCTTGTGTTCCTTGGCTGCCTTGAATACCTTTTTGTCCTTGGATACCTTGGTTACCCTCAGTACCTTGAATTGATTGCGGACCTTGAATACCTTGGCTACCTAATACACCTTGTATACCTTGAACACCCTGTGTTCCTTGGTCGCCTTGTAAACCTTGAATACCTTGGTCACCAGCTAAACTGAATGCAACCAGAGTAGGAAGCATAGTTGTAATGCCTGCTGATGGAGTATCAAGTTGAACAAAGTCACCTTTAACACCATCACCAGAAAGATAAGTAACATCTAATTCCCAATACCCAGTTCTATCTGTTGCACCTGTAATTTGGAATATTACATAGTTGCTAGGGGTATTACGAAGAGTTACTTTCATAATTCCTTTATTGTTAGTAGACACAGCCGCGATTGCAGTAAATAAACCTTCTAAGTTTACACCGTAGAAAGCTTCATCGTCAATCCATATTTTTGTAATTGCACTAAAATTATCTGTAGGTAAGGCTGCACCATTAAATATCATATCGCCTGTGCCCGGATCGGCTTCTACGATAGGATCTGTAAGTCTGTATTCTACTACATGACCAGCATCATCACCGCTAAATCCTTGGAAACCTAAGTCACCTTGAATACCGGTAGTACCTTGAATTGATTGTGGTCCTTGCGTACCTTGATTACCTAATAACCCTTGGACGCCTTGGTTACCTTGAGTACCCTGTACTCCTTGTATTCCCTGCGTACCTTGCATACCCTGTACACCTTGGTTACCTTGAATACCGGTATCGCCTTGTACACCTTGAGTACCTTGGTAACCGCGGAAACCACGTGAACCTTGGATACCTTCTTCACCAATTGTGCCTTGTAAACCTTGAATACCTTGGTTACCATCAAAACCTTGAACACCACGGAATGAACCAACGTTAACCCATACCGCACCATCATAAACCCATAACTCATCATCGGCATTATCAATAACACCTTGACCAGTTACTGCTGATGGGAATGCGGTATTAAGAGTAGCTTGTTGGTCGCCACCAGCGTCAACATCAGTAACAGAACCGATAACATTAAACCCTGGACCGTATGTACCTTGAGTACCTTGTGAACCCTCATCGCCTTGAAGTCCTGATGTACCTTGAATTCCTGCACCAACTGCGTTCCATGCTGTACCATTAGAAACATAAATTAACCCGTCGGAACCATAAGCAATGGCACCTTTGTACGGGGCTGGATCTAATTGAATAGGTACTGCTTGAGGAGTACCCTGTCCAATTACTCGTGAACCGCTAATTGATTTGAAAGCCATTATACATCATCCTCCTCGGATTGACCAAGTGTAAAGGATAACGTAGCATGTACTGCTAAGTTTGTATCACATTTTAGTTCTAATAAATCACCTGACTTAAAGAACTGACCATTAAGTGGTAATGGAATAGTATCATATCCTGGGATCTGTAAATTCCTAATTAAATAAAATTCTGAATTAATATCTTCCCTATGGACCCTTACATCAGCAGCGACTGTATTTGCTGTGATGTTACATAGAATGAGCGGTGAAATAACTTCACCAACGCCGGGTTCTACTGTTGTTGAACCACCAAAGACTAGCTCTGGTACTTCGTAGTTTGGTACCTCAATCATTGTCTGCCAGTTGGTTGTCAATGTAAAGGATTTGGCGACCGGCTTCGCGTCGGGTGCCTGTGTTGTTGCTATTGTGTAAATTGCCATTATAGAGCTGCCCTACTGTTTGATGCACGTCTTGCAAGTTTTCTAACTGATGAAGTGAATGGTCGACCTTCAATTCGACCTGTTCTACCGTTAATCTTTAGACCTCTTGCGAAGTACTGGTTATTTAATTCGTCTGATCCTGACCATCTAATTCTACCACCACCTTCTGATAATACAGAGGCATTAGCACCGATTGCCGCGCCAACGTTTCTGAAGTTCAGAGGTAAGGCGTTTCTGTTAACACCTGCCGAAGCACCGTTAAACTGGTGAGCAATGGACTCAACGAGTGATCCGAAGACCAAGAAGTCTGGTCTAATAACACTTTCTGTAATAAGATTGTCTATCAATTCGGTTACCATTGTTGAGTGATCCACATCAGGAGCGATATTTGTATTTATATAAGTTTTCATGCGCGCCCATGCGCCAGTGAATGAGTCAAGTAAATCAGTATTGTTATTTCCTACTGTATCCCAAGTAGTTCCATTCCATACATATATAATACCGGCATAACGATTTGCATTGTTATCTGTAGGAACAATATAAGCATCCCAACGTTTAACATTAGTCAATGCATTTCTTGCCGCAACATTTTGTACTGTACCTTTAAATCTTAACTTACGCCAATCAGCAAATGTATCCGGTGCGTTAAACACTGGGAATACATGTTGAGCATCGATATTAAATAATGCGCCAACGAAGCTTCGTGATGCCTTATCGGAACCAACAGTTCCAACAACCGGATCAATAACTCTACCTTTGAAATCGTTCATAAGAACTTTAATGAGGTTACCACCGTCACGATATGTTTTCGGTAAGTCGATAAACTTATATTCAGAAGTAATAAATCGTTGTACTTCTCTTTGTAATTTGTTTCTGTTATTGCTAAGAATATCCTTAGCAAAGTTGAATGTCTTATCAGTTTCCCATCCGAAGTTAGGCTCTTCTTTTGGTCCAAGTGATTTCGGTGTGTTATAGAACATTACGTTATGTAATATATCACCGAGTCTTATAGCTTGAGCCTCTTGAGTAGTTGTACCTAATTCAGAACGTATAGCTTGATTTGGTAACTTACCGATAACAACTTGACTTACGATTTTACCAAGTTGACGGTATGCTTTTGCTGTTGCAACCCTTGTATCCTCAGGAATACGTAATTCGTTATTCCAATAATAGAAGTCTGCGTTCCAATGAGTAGCTAAGTTACCACCATAGTTAAGATCCCAAGACATCGCATCAATAATATACCCTGCGTCTCTGCGACACTTAGCTTTAGAGTAATCAATAATTGTAAATGTATCTTTAAGGAATTTAGTAACATCATCTGCAAGTTCGTCAAGGTTATCATCAATAATTTTTGAAGCTTCGATTTTACCAGCATCAACCCAGCTTGTGTCAGGCTCAATAATATCTGGTAGACCATCGATGTTATCTCTTCGTATTGCATCTTCAACGATACGAACTAGATCAGCAACCTCTTCGCCTTCAACTGATGTTGCCGCAGTTATTGATGTATCTTGTGTTGTCCAAGTTTTAACTGCTTTCTTCAATCCGCCTTCAGTTGCACTTACGAATGTATGAGCACCTGAGTATGTAGCCGCTGCGCCAACCCACATTGTAATTACATTGCCATTAACATGAAGAATTGGACAAGGTGTATCGTAATATGGATGATGCGCCTCAGGTACCGCGTGGTCAGTTGGACCAGCACCATTATCACAGTTGAATGTAAAGCTTGCTGGTTCAAACGATACATAATCACCAATTTCTAAACCGTGGTCTGCATCGATAGTTGCAGTAAAGTAACCTGTGTCAGCATCATATGTTGCATCAGTTGAAGTAAATCCTCTCTGATATGCAGTTTCATTTTGAACAATTGATTTAACAACCCCAGCCATCTCTGTAAAGAAGTGAGCAGTCTGTTGTCTTTGGTCTGCAGGTAATATTGAATGAGCGCCTTCGAAGTATAGACCCGCAGTCATTATCATTGCATAGTTAGTTGTATAGTTAACATCGTGTGATATAGCATCAATCATTACGCCAACATCTCTACGACATTTTTCTTTTGAGTATGATATGCCATTATATTCGTTAGCAATATGGATTTGTAAATCCTTCGCCATTTGAATTGAGTTATCATCAACTGCATTCTTAGCAACTAATAAATCAGATTGTACCCAAGTTAAGTCAGGATCAATTCGTGATGGAATATTTGCTGGGCTATTATCATCAGATACTTTTGCCAACATAGTTGCTAATGATTTTGCTTCATCTGCAATTGTACGTCTAGCAGCTCTAAATTTCATCTCTTGTCTAACTGTGTTACCAGTGATATGAGTGATTGAATTTAATGTTGAACTTACGAATGTATGAGCACCGCCACCTTTACCGTATGGAACCTTGCCAACATTCATAGTGATTGTTGTACCAGTCCTTGACAGAATTTTCATTGGTGCGTTATAATATGGATCACCTGATTGTGGGCTTGGGTGTAATGCAATATCGCCATCTAATGAACATGTAAAGTTAATGCTCTCTGGTGCAATCATTACATAATCTCCAGTTTTAAGATTATGATTTGCTATAGTTGCAGTGAATACGCCAGTATCAGGATCGTATGTTGCAGTTGATGGTGTAAACTTACGACCTTCTTTACGTGGTACCATTTCGTTACGAGTTACCCAACGAACTACCTTACCAAGATATTCAAATGCTTCTCTTGTTGATTGACGTTGGTCAATTGGTAGAATATTTACCGCATTTTTGAAGTAAAGTTCAGCAGTACCATGCATTGCAGAGTTACCACCATATTGAATATCGTGAGAAATTGCATCAACAATATAACCTGTATCTCTTCTGCATCGTGCTTCATCATACTCAAGGTAATCGAAGTTATCTCTTAGGTATTGAGTAATCGTACCTTGTAGATTATTTTTACGTCCTTTGATTAATGTAGCTTCAGGATCGTATAAGTAGTTTTCAGCGCCAACAGTATTTGTAGCAATTTCAGAAACATCAGGCATATTGATTAATGAGTCGTCAGCAATTAAGTCTCCAACTATTTTCCATAATGATGTAATATGCTGTGCGATTGGAACAGTAACTACACCGAATGAGGTATTTTGAGTAACGGTATTACCAGCTGATCTACCTACTGTTTGTTTCAGAACAATTTGACTTGCTACTGAACTTAAGTGAGTATATAATGCAGCGGTCGGTGCCCTTTGAGCTGAACTCAATGTGGATAGACCATTCTCAAAATATAGTTTAGCAACATCAAGCATCGCAGTATTTGACTCGTGTTGTGTATCGTATGATACCGCGTCAACCATAATACCTGTGTCACGTTTACATTTATTTACATCATATGATAATCCGCCGTAGTTTGCGTTGACCCATGCTGTTGCTTCTTCTTTTAAAAATTCTCTATTAAGTTGAAGCGCTTGACGAGCAAATACGTGGTTATCAGAAATTTGACCATCACCGTAGTTATAGTTTGTACCATCTGGTGTGTAATCATTAATCATAGATGTAATAATGTTATTGAAGGAATCCTGAGCTCTAGTAAGTGCTACACCGGAAAGCTGTGCTTCGATGTCTTTTTGTACATATCTGATTCCTTCAATTGTTTCGGCAAGTTGGTCCTCAATAACCTTATCAGCACCTACAGTACCAATACGATATGATTTACCGATATACTTACCATTGTATGTTGAACCTGTTTGAACATCTCTTCTAACCGCATCGATAATGAAGCCTGCATCTCTAGCACATTTTGCTTCATCGAATGTATAGTTATTATCTCGTACGAATTGAATAAGCTCTTCTTGGATAAACGTTCTGTTCCATTGTAGAGATTTACGTGCGAATGTTCTAGCAGGATCTGCTTTTGGTTTAGTTAATAAGTTCTCCGTAGGCAGTGGCTTAGGAGTTCTTTGACTAATATCTAATGAACCTCTGTAATCTGGGATTACCAATCTGTCGTCAACAATATTCGCTATAACCATTGCTAGGTCAGATGCGATAGTTCCTGTTGCAGTATCAGCAGCTTGTAGTGATACGTTTTGATATAGAAGGTTACCATTAATTTCTGAAATAGCGTCAGTTAATGCAGATACGAATGTATGAGCACCAGTATATGCTCCAGCATTACCTACCCACATTGTAATCGTTGTTGCATCAGCACCAATAATTGGACACGCTTTGTTAAAGAAGCGATGATGTGACTCAGGGCTTGCATGATTTTCTGGACCACTACCATTATCACAAGAGAATGTAATTGCTCCTGGTTTAAACCAAACATGATCGGCTGTTGTTAATGTGTGAGTACCGATAGTAGCAACCATGATACCTGTAACAGGATCGTATGTTGCGCCAGTTGGAGTAAATCTTGTTCCAAAGATTGGTTCTTGTACTTCATTCTTAACAACTTTTTCCATTACACTTGCAAGGTGAGTGAATGCCAATCTTGTTGGTTCTCTCTGATATTGAGGTAATACGTTAATAGCACCTTCAAAATAATATCTTGCATTGAATATTGTAGCAGAGTCTCCGCCATATTCTAAGTCTTCTGAAATCGCGTCAACAATGTAACCCGTATCTCTTGGGCATTTCTCTAAGCTATATGCTAAGCCATTATATGTGTCTGCGATATACTCATTGATTTCAGTTTGATACTTAACAGCTTGACCTTTGATTGACTCAAATTCTGCGCCTAATGTATAGTTTGCAGTGAAAGTATCAAATGCTGGTTCAACGATCGCTGGGATTGTACCATCATTTTCTCTGATAACCGCGCCAACATCGTGGAATAATTTTTCAGCGTGTTGAGCAACTGCAGGTTTAATAGACCTTCGTACACCGTCAGTTAATGCGCTTACGAATGAATGAACCTTATCAACTCTAGCTTCACCAACTTGTAATGTAATAGTTGTTGGAGTAACTGAGTCAATTCTAACTGGTTTGTTATAAATTGGATCAGTTGGTCTAGGGTGTGATATGTTAGTTGGAATTTCAGTTGGTCCTGATGCGCAAGATAATGTAATTGCATTCTCTGCAAAGATTACATAATCCTTTTCAGTAAATGAGTGAGTACCCAATGTCATTGTCATAACGCCAGAGTTATGATCGTATACAACACCTGTTGGTGTATAAGCTTCTGCCATATTTGCTACATTAACTGCATCAGCAGTAACCGATACGAATGTATGTACAGTTTGTGGCTCATGTTTCATTGCATTAGCTGTTGCACTTACGAATGTGTGTACTGATCCAGAAGCTGATCCTGCGTCACCAACATTGAATGTCATTGTACCAGTTTGACGTCTGATTGAATTAGCCGTCGCGCTTACAAATATATGAGCACCATTATAAGGTGATGGTCCAACATTTAATTTGAATGTATCAGTTGTAACATCTGAGATTTCCAACCAACGGTTTGATGCGAAATCAGTAGCTCTTGGATAACCTTTTTCAACTGTGTTACCATCAAGTACGCATGTATATACTAATCCGTAATCTGCAATCATTACATAATCACCATTACTAAATCCGTGTCCAGCTACTGTGATTGTTGTATCACCACTTGATGGGCTATGAACTGCATTTGTTGGAGTATGTTGAGTTTCACCAACTGCAGTAATTGATAATGATTTACCAGTTAATGGATCACCAACTCTTGGATATGTATGTTGAGTTGCATTACCGTCTTGGTCACAAGTAAATGTGAATGAGTTATTTTCTAAAACAATACCGTTACCAACTCTTAAACCATGTTGACCAACATTAACAATCATTTCACCGGTTGCCGCATCATAGTTTGCAGATGTTGGTGTAAAGTATTTGTTAGGACCTGATGCCCCGGCGTCTAGTGTAACTGTGCTTGATGTTACTTCTTTAACCAAATATGTTTTCAATGCATATGGGTCAAGTCCTGCTCGAGGATATGTTTTGGCTGCATCGTCACCATCCATTGTACATGTGAATGTAAAGCTATTTGGTTCCAATGTAACTCTATCGTTAAGAGAAA